TCACACTACCTGCACCGTTAACAGTGACCCAGCCATGCTTCTCTCTGGCTTCTGCTTCTTTCATCCGGATAAGATTATCTGTGATTGAGTCTGACTTAGCTTTGTTGGCCTTGGCTTCACCTTCTGCTTTGATGATGCCTGCGTCTGCTTCTGCTTGAGCTTGAACTTTTTTAGTATCAGCTTCAACTTTAGCCTTTTCCTGTTCTTGTTTAGCTGTATCGATTTCTTTTTGTTTTACAGATTCATTTTTGATTGCTGCTTCAATCTCATCTCCTGCATCTTGGTCTGTGATGGTAAAAGAAACAAACTCCAAATCTTAAGACTCAAATTTTTCTTTAAGAGCCTTATCAATTGCCTCATAGACCTCAGTACGCTTGTCACCGAGAATATCATAAATATCGTAATTTCCAGTTACAGATTCAATAGCACGCTGAACAGCAGGAGATACTACACTATTATTCACGTTTTCTAAGTCTGTGTAATTAGAGAAGACTGTCATAGCCTTTTCCTTATTGACACGATATTTCACATCGATATTAGTGTTGAGCCACTGACCATCTTTAGTCTGAGTCGTGATTTTCTCCATTGTTTTTGTTTGAACAGATGTCGATAAGGTGTATACTTTGTCAATAAATGGCATTTTTAGATGATATCCTGTTTGTAGGGTGTTTTCTTGAACACCTCCAATCGCGCTAACCTTAACCCCAACCGTATTAGCTGGGATTCGTTTCACAGCCGTGAGACGAAAAATCCCAAGTGAAGCAACCGCTGCAACTGTAATGATACCGCCCTTGGCAAGTTTTGTAAGTGTCGTTTTTCCTGTTTCGTTATTGTATTGTGTAAACATTGTTTTTACTCCTTTTTCAAATTATTTTCCCATCAAAAACTAGTGTTATTGTACCTGTACCATCTTTGTGTTTAGATACTAAAGCACGGCAATCTGAGCCTAATTCAATACCCTCAACTGTGATACTGCGCTTTATCCTGTCAACATTGATGATTGTTCCCATTAATGTTTTAATTCTCATTCTCCATCTCCTCAATAAGCCAGTCGAGATTCTTTCTGGCTTTCTTCAGGTCTTCGATACCATTCTTTTCTTTGTATCGAAGTAAATACTCGACCGCACTGCACCAGCGATGCGCTTCCATTTCTGACTTGCCTTTGATGAAATTCCTCGTAACATCCTTCACTTCGAGACCATAAGTCCCGATGTAGTGGTTTGGTTTGTTTATGTTATCAATTATTTCTGGGTACATCATTTATCCTCCAAAAGCTCTCTGTTTTCGTAGATGTTGCCGATGATTTCTTCATGCTCAGTCCACGCATATCCTTCTCTCAAGTCTTTTAGGTATACAGCTGGCATTCCTCCAAAATACGTACCTCCATATTCTTTTTCTATATAGACTTCGTGAAGGCATCCTCTTGTGCATTTGATAATGTCTCCGACAAATACCTCTTTGCCGTTCTTGTCTCTGAGTCCTGTTGATTGCATGAGTTTAATTTCATCAAACTCTACTGACATTTCTGTACATCTTTCAGTATCTCCCTGCTGACAGATATCTACGAATTTGCTATCAAATGAAATGTTAGTTACATCACACATCCATTTCAATGACTTTATCCATGCTCTATATCTTGGTATCATAATTTCACCTCTTTCCCAACTTTCACTTTCTCATACACGTCCTTCGTAACCACGAACACCCCGTAGTCACGAATCGTAAGCGTGTATAGCTTCCCATGTCGTCCTTTCTCAACGACTTTACCAAACACCTCAGAGCCTGCGTTATCAGCCTTGTAGATAACCATCGGGCGCTTTTCTTCTAGTTTTTTAATGTGGATACTCTGCCAAATATTCAATCCAGCGGATAATAATATCCAGATTGCTATGAATCGTTTCAATCTGTGACCTCCTCTACTATGATTTTGTAGCTCATTCCCGTTTTTAATTTAAATGGAATTTCTACTTTCTTTGCACCATCGAAAACAATAGTTGCTAGAGCATCAAGTACATTTTGTCCCATCAACACTTCTAAATCAACCATGCTTGTATCTTGTTCTTTACCATTGATTTCCATTACTCCACCTCCTCAATTTAAGCTTCGTTCAAATACTGGTTATATACATCTTCATCAAGAATTCCGTTTTCGATTAGATTTTCAACTGCAATTTCAATTTTAATCAAACGATTTAATTCCTTGTTAGGCAACGTAGCCATAATAACTTCTTTCATCACTCCACCTCCTTACTTTTTTGAATTCTTTCGTTTAAAGACTGGATTATGTCTTTCTTTTTCCTTCTGCTTGTGGTAATTATTGTCTTTATCGAAAACAGAGTTTTCATCTCTCATAATTTTTTTCACAACATATGGATTCATTACCTCTTTTTCCTTTTTCTTTGGTTTTACATTTATTTCTAGGAAGAAAGATTGATTTGGAATTTCAAGTGCGAAAGTTGTTGTATTGTTGTCGGGAGAGTTTAAAAGATTACCAATTTCAAGAATAAGTTCAGTAATACTACTTCCAAGCGTTAATGCCATCACTCCACCTCCTCAATCTCAATCCCCTCACAATCGAATACCCAGCCGTACCCAGCTTCTTCTAATCGCTTTCTAGTAAAGCTTTCAAGATCGCCATACACTATTTCAAAATCAAGATGATCGCCACCCTGTCTGTACACAGTTTTCAACGACTGTCCATTGCACAATATCACTTCATATCTCTTCTCTTCCTCGACCTCGTAGCCGAATTGGTGCATGTTGACAAGGGTTTGAATAGGTGTATTATCTACGTCGTTTAACCAAAAAGCGAACTTACTATCAATCTTTCCCGACTCGCTTTTTGAAGATAACCAATCCCACACATTGTACTCAAATTCGTCTTTGTGTTCCTCATACCAATCCGCAACAAACTGCTTTACTTTGACTGGTTGCGGTTCCTCTAGTTGTTTCAAGTCTTCTAGAAAAATTTGACGAGCTAGTTCTCCTGTTTTACCATTCCACTTCCCCTCATATCTTTTGTATTTCTCAATTAATTCCTTAACATTCATCTTCCAACTCCTCAACTCACCTTGTGGCTTTCCAAATTTCCAAATTCTTGGCCATGGTTTACAAAATATGAACCAATCAGGATAGCGTCAGCTTCATCGTCTTTGACGTTCAGGTCGAATTCATCAGACACCTTAGCAACGGCCTGTAGCTTCATTGATTTTTTACTTCGGTCCTTATAGCTAAATTTCCAATACTTGCGCCAGGTCGACACGTTCACGAAGTACACATTGTCAGCAATCAGTCTGCCAAGAATGATACCTGTAACAATTCCAATACTGATCATAGACTGCTGATTTGGCCCCATTACCGAGTTCTTCTCGACCACAATCGATTCAAAATGGCAGTCGTACTTCTGGAGCGCCCTTGATTGAATCGCTCGCAATTCACTAGCCATGAACCGCCCACGTTCAAAGAATGACTTGCTTTTATGCTTTAAGACACCACTCTGGACAAGTTCAGAGCCGTGAAATATGGCCCAACCTGTCGCAGTAGTCGAAATGTCTAACGATAATGTCAGAGATTTCATTGCAGCTCTCCCTTGATTCCACAAAGATCGAATAGATTTCGCTTGTTGTTCTCGATGAACTCAAAGAACTTCTGAAGTTCGGCTAAGTGGCGTTTCTCCCTCTTGACTCCAAGGCTCGTATGATACTCTGTTGGCGTTTTCGGTGTTACCCTGATGTCTAGCCAATAGAGAGGCTCGAACACGTCGCCACTTGTATCAAGAGAAGCATCTGCGTCCGTATTTCTGAAATGCATCTGCATATCATATTCAATCTTGTTTGTGATCGTGATATTCTTATCTACGATTTCGAGTGCAATACTCGTTCCTGCTATATCGATTTTATAATTCATTTATTTTCTCCTGATTTATACTGCTTTGGGTAGTAATTTTACTTGTTTCATCCATTCCCTGGCTACATCCCAAACCTCACTGGGAACATTTTTGTTGTATTTTCCACGGAATTGAATTATCTTGCCTTGCTTTACTTCGAGTGTGTAAAGAGGTTTTTTAGGTTGATTTGATAGACGGACAAACACTATTAAGGTATTCCCTTTAAAATGCTTGTCTGTGTACGAGCTTACGCAATGATGTAGCTTCTTGCCCTCATAGATAAGTTCGGCCACTTTTCTAGGAACGTGAAATGCGTATCCTTGGATGGTCTTATCCATTCCTTCTCTAAGTTTGAATTCTGCTTCAAGCTGCTTACGTTTCTTCTTATCTTCCAGTTTGCGTTTTTCTTCAACGAATTGATTATATAATCCGACCGTGTGATTATGCATGGCCGTAAAATCCTTTGGAACAAGCATAGCATCACTTTCAGGCTCAACCCCCATTTCTCGTAACATTTTGAGGTAATCAAGATATTCATTGAACTCAATTCTGTTCTTGATAACCCAATTCTGAAACTTATTGATCCCGACACCTTTCGGTATATGCTTGATATCGTGGTAAGTCAGATAAGACTCAATGCCAGGCACCAGTCGGCCGTTCCGTTCTTTTAATCGACGGCTCAACTCAAATTCATTAAAACTACGATTTGAATTCTTGAAAAATTGTTTATTCCTCTGAAGCCATCTGCGATTCAAGGTTCGCATATCTACGTTTTTGGTGAATCCAGTGTAACCTGGATACATGATTTCGTTGGCCAATTTGTAAGCATGAATTTTCTGAGCGAATTCAATTTCAAACTTATATTTGTAAAGCCGTTCAATTTCCCAGTAGCAAATATTCCCGAACTTCAAATATTTGAGTTCAGATACCTTTTTAAGTTTTTCAACCCATTTGTTTGGATAGAATTTATTACCAGTATAATACCCTCCGCTAAAGAAATTAGCGAATAGATACGGATAAAATTGTCCGTTGTAATCTTGGCCAATCTTCACATGTTTGTCATTTTCGAATCGCTCCAAATTTGTAAAATGCCAATCGATAAACTGTTTTCCTTCAACCAAATTCGACCTAAATTCATAAGATTGTATCTCAATGCGCTTCGAGGTACTGAGAATGATAGAGAAAAAGTAGGTCTTGTCATAAAAAGTGAGCCGTGACGACTTTGTCAGTCGTTTCTCGATACAATGGCCAAGGTTCAAATCTGAAGCGATTATGGTCTTGTCCTTATTGCTCCATTTGTACGTTGTGATTTGCGAGTAGCACCAGCTCCAGAAACCTGCAGGTGGCTTCAATCGTCTATCTGCTTCTCGCTTGCATTGTTCGTTGATCTTGCTCATGCTAGTTCTTCAAAAAGGTCCAATTGACCTTCGACTACTCCTTTCTCCTTCTTAATTTTAGGCTTCTTGATGATCTCATCACCTGGACCAGCGCCTTTCTTAATTTTAGCGACATCCACATTTTCTTCAGGAGAATCCTGATTTTTCTCTTCCTTTTTCTTCTTGATAGATTCGACTGGTACCTGTTCGATGTTGGATACTTTTGAATTTGAGATAAAATATTCTCGAATCCATCCAAAAACAGTGTTGTCATCGATGCAAGCTACTCCATTTTCAGCGAATTTGCGCGCTTTTTCTTTCGCATACTTCAGAGCACATTTCAGAGAGTATCGCTCTTTTAGGATGCCTTGGAATAACTCTTCGTCCTCTTGGTCGCAAATCCAGTTATGAATGCGATCAAGTGAAAGATCATGTGGTTTATTTAATTCCTCTAGCAACTTAGCCAGGGCTTTTTCTTTGATTTCATTCATTTCATTTCAAAAAATGCGACTGCCTCTGTTGTTGTGAGTTTGGCTAAATACAGGCAGTCGCTCGTCCAAGGTCACATGACCTTCATTGACGCTTTCTAGTTCGCAGTTTTACAAGAATGCCCGGCTTGTTTATTTTTGAGTTGTTTCCATTTTGGAAATAGTTGGTTTTTCAAACTTAATAATCACTTTCAATCAGGTCATTCAAGCTAACTACTGCATTCAGCTTTTTCTGGCTTCTGCAATAATCGCAATGACCACATTTTTTAGGCTCTTTCCGGCCTTGGATAACCTCCCAAACTTCTACAATTTTAGACTTGATTTTGTCTAAACCTTCTTCAAGCCATTCATCATCGATTTTCAAAATGTCACGATCTGGCACGTTTTCCTTGCTGACTGCTACGATGTATGGTCTGAAATCTTTACCAGTCATCTGTTTTAAGAGTTCACGATACAATCCAAGCTGACCATGATATCCAAAGTTAAGAATATTGTTAACTGCTGCAGGAACTTTCTTTTTAAGTTCTGCGCTCCATTCTTCAGCATAGATGGACTTCATGGTTTTTAAATCCACGAAATAGCCACGACTCAAGTTGACACTGTCCAGCTTACCTTTGACTGGAACCCCTTCGATTTCTCCATAGACAATCAACTCTTTTTGAACTTCGTCTGACGGATAACCATGGTACAAATGATTAAATCCATCGTCATCCTTTAGACTTGCAATCATCTTATCGCCAATCACAAAGTCAGATTTTAGATTTCCTTTGTTTTTCCCAGTTTTGGCCAAGATTTTGTCGCCATTTTCATCCATGAACTGCTGGTGTGCTTCTGGGCTTTCAAAGTAGCTATGAACATAGTTCCCAAGGAGGAGAGGGGTCTCGTCCCTCTCTTCTACCCATTGGCCACTGTCCAAAGCAAAGGCCTTGGCCTGGCATTGCTGATACCGTTTAAAGCGTGAATTGGTCAACCAGTTTGTGTCCTGGTAGTAGTTCTCTTGTGTTAATTCTTCCATGGCCTACTCCTTAATGTTGGTCGTGTTTCCCTCAAAGAAACTGATCTCTTCCAAAACTTCTCCCGTTTCTTCGTTAAAGTCTGGAATTTCATCTGCTGGGTATTCGGTAGAAGCTAACTCGTCAGGAATTGCCGTTTTTTCAGCCGTTTTTGGGGGTGTTTTGCTTTCTTCGGTAAATTCTCCATCTACCACGTTGTCTGGCTCTGTGGGCGTGCTAGGGGCTTTTAAAATGTCGTCTAACGTTTCAGCTTCTTCTCTCACTGGTTCAGCTTCTTTCATTTGGCGCTCGTTATCATACTCATTTTCTGTAGTACGGTTCACAGCATCAATAAATAAATCATTATCATCACTAGTATTAAAGAACTGTTTCGCAGCACGATTGATAACTGTACGCTTAGCCATTTCTTGAGGGAAGTTATTCTGAACATTCTTAGTTTTAGCTTGCGCCCAAGACTTGTCAATTTCTTTTTTGGTCATAACAGTCAGGATTTTCTCCCCATCCTCTTTTTCGATAATGCAATAAGCTCCTGCGATTGGATTGTCTGCATTAACCCAATCCGTTTCATGGCTAACAAAAACTTTCCGACCGTTTTCGTTCTTAATTTGGAATTTGTCACCCTCATAGATAACTTCTGCATAAATATCTTTCACTTCTGGTAATTGCTTAACAACTTTCATAGTGCCAAAATATGATCTAGTCAGCTTAACAGTATTTCCGTAAGGGATAAAATAGCACTGAGTCTTTGCCGGGCTAAGCCCTTGAGTTACCATGTCAAGGAGTGCATTGTAGATACTATCTTGAGTGCACGTCTGGAGCAAATTCCCACTGCTGGAATTTTTTAGAGCATAATATGCTGAACTGAGTGCATTGCTAACGCTATAATTCTGTGCAATCATTAGTCCCTCGTTTTGCATTTCTCCAATGCGTGCTGCAACTGGTGATGTAATTTGTTTTTGTGTTAGTTCGTTTGTCATTTCTTTCTTCCTTTCGTCTTCTTCAAATTCCAATTTTCACGTTTTATACGTCTATTTTCGTTTTGCAATTTCAAAATAATATCCTGTTGGTCGTTGATGATTTCTCCGAGTTCTCGGCCGAGATGAATATATTCAGCTCGCCAGTTGTCGATTTCTTCGTGTAGCTCCTGAATCATACTTCATCACCCACGTATCGATACTGCCCACATCCAACATAGATGTACTGGCTTGGGTCAAGTTCTTCTCGTGGTTCAGGCGGTTGCATCATATCTCTGTCATAATCAAACATGAGCATACACCTTTCCAAGTTCCAACACTCGTTTCACATATCTGGCCTTGGATGTTAGCCCAAGATCCAGCAATTCGTTTTTTTCTTCATGATTGGCCAAAAGCCATACACGGTTTTCAAGTTCAATTCTCGTCATTATCTTATCCTCAGCGTAACACTTTCATAATCACTTTCTTAGGTTCTGGCAAAGCTAACGGTTCAGGACGTAAACCTTCAGGGCGCTCATTGTCAAACGTGAAGCCCGGAAACTCTCTGCGAATGTTTTTGCGAATTTCTTGACGTTCAATTTTTCGTCCGATTTCAACAATCTTATTAAATTCATTGACCGCTCGTGTATCTTCCTCTTCCTGCTTGCGTTGTTTCTCAAGTTCGTGCAGTTCCATTTGTCGTACTAAAATCCCAGCTAAAATAAATCCTAAAATCACTGCGCCAGTTCCTAGAAGTTGGTTGATTAATGGTGGTTCAAACATTTTTTCTATCTCCTTTATTTTGCTAACTGACTCTGAAACCGTAGTACGTCGTTCAAGTCATATAAATACTTACCGCCTTTAGCATTTTGCTGATAGCGGAATTTCCCTGCGTCTCTGAAATCTTCGATTTTCTTACGACCCCAGCCTGTCCTTTCTTGAACATCTTTGATTGAAGCCCAGTTCGTACCTCTTGATACTCGTAGTTTAGCTTCAGTCATAGCTTTCACATTTAACTGGACAAGTTCTGCAAGCAGTTCATTTTTGAAATCTTCTCCAAACAATTCCAAAGCCATTGGCAATTTCCTCTCTTTCGTGTTATAATTTAGTTAGTAATTTTTGATTAGCGCCTGATTGCCGTCAGGTGCTTTCTTTGTTTTACATTAGACAGAAAGTCTAATCATTGATAGGCTTAATTTTTATTTCAACTTTCATCTCACTAAGCCGATCGATTGCTTCTTGCAATTCTTCGGCTTTTTTTGATACTTCTTTACAGGCTTCCTTTAGTTCTTCAATACCCGAAACTTCAACATTAAACCGATATCCTATTGGTCTCATTTCTTTCTCCTTTGTATTTATTTTTTCTACCCTCTCTTTATTTATTAAGAGAAGTAGGACTTGTTGTTAGTTAATATTTATTGTTATTTAATACTTGTTGTTAGTTAATATTTATTAGTGTAAAAAGTTTGACATGAAAAAGTTTG